GAATGTAATTGTTAGACCCTTCATAACTTTCAAGAAGTTCTATTGCTCTTGATTCTAAACTTCCTTGCGTCATTATTTTATTTCGGTATGTGTCCTTCCGTCAGACCAATATGAGTCACCACCATAATAGACCAATATTTCTTCTTCAGGGTTAATAGTTTTTAAACTACAAAATTCAAATGTTTCTTTTTCCATGTTAGACCTCCAATACGCATTTGGAGTCTCTGAGTGATTATACAGACTCCCATATCCCCACGATATTACCTGCTTGTTCCAAGATTCAGTTCCTTGAGGCCAATTAAATCTATAATCAATAAATAGAGGGGTACTATGTCCATAAGGTATATTCAAATCATGAATCGGACATTCTTCTATTATTTCACCCTCAAATATCATTTCTTTAGCAAATACACCATATCCGTGTATATTGCTTTTTGATACATAAATTTTTGTTGGTGGATTTATTCGCATACGATTTTGATTAAATATAAAAAAAATTGTGGTATTTATCAATAATGGAAAAGTTAGTACCAATTACAAGATTAGGTAAATTTTTTGGTGGGGAGGATTATACCCTTGATATTAATATGGGTCAAGAATGGCTTGAGGGGGATATGAACTTTACGGTCATTTTATATAGAATTGATAGGTATAAAACAAAAACAGACGATGTGTATGGGGAAGCCTTACAAGATGCTATTCAATTCTTGCCGCCTGTTGAAATTAAAGGATATGTTCAAATAATGGCTTCAACAAATATGAAGTTGGGCCAAAGTAAAGTTGAACAGGAAGAACCAGGAAATATTAAGTTTTCTGTTTATCAAAATTACTTGAATAACTTGGGAGTTGATATTGCCTTTGGTGATTATTTAGGTTATTACGAAACAGAAAGTAGAGTTAGGTACTATAGTGTTGCGGATGACGGAAGGGTTGTTACAGATAATAAACACACTTACGGGGGATACAGACCGTTCTATAGAACCATTATTGGAACTCCTGTAAATGAAAATGAATTTAGAGGTATATGATTATTTTAATATCAGAAACGCAAAAAGATGTTTTGAAAGAAAATATAATAGGTCAAAAAGTTATGGTCTATTATAACCTACATAAGCATACTTTTTCTGTCCAAAAGAGTGGTGTTGTTGTTTTACATGCCGACTATGTGAAACTTTCTGATGTTGAATTCAGGGTTAGAAAGGGTGGGTTAGATAAAGTCAGAAAAGAAAAAGTTAAAAATGTTCATGCCTTTGTTATAGGTATATTGGAAGATTTTTGTGAGTTTCCATGTTCTAATATTCCACAAGATTCTGAGGGAGAAGTAATATCCTATAACCCATATACTAATGATAGTTTTGTCATTAAATCGACTCAAGAACCAATATTTCACGGGAATGAAGTGAATATGGTTAATAGTCGTAATAAAATTTATTTATTGAATTAATTTATAAAATGGCATTTCCTGTACAAATAAAGAAAACATTGCCCTTGCAACATAAGAAAACTCTACTTGACCGTAGGGAACAACTTAAAGACTATATCAATAAGGATGGAACTTATTTACCTAAATCAGTATTACATTCAGATTTGGATAGAGGAATGTTGGACTTTGTTAAAGATAGTTTAACATTAGTTACTTCAGGTAAATTAGTTCCGTTGTTGGATATAATCTTAACGACTCAAAACTGGTCTCAGTTCACTGAAACATGGGAATTTGTTGACCAAGACTTTAATGCCAAACCGCCATTTATTACTGTAGTAAGACAACCAGAAGTCAAGTACGGAACAAACCCATCACTTCAATGGACAATACCTAATAGAAAAGAATTTTATTATGCAACTGTCCCAACATGGAACGGAAACCAAGAAGGAATGGATGTATATAAAATACCTCAACCAGTCCCTGTTGATATCGTTTACAATGTGAGAATTATTTGTAACAGAATGAGAGAACTTAATCAGTTCAATAAAATTGTTTTACAAAAATTTTCTTCAAGACAAGCGTATACATTTATTAAGGGTCAGTATGTTCCAATTATTATGAATGGAATTCAAGACGAAAGTGTGATGGATTTGGATAAAAGAAAATATTACATTCAGAATTATGAGTTTCAAATGTTAGGATACCTTATTGATGAGGAAGAATTTGAAGTGGCTCCTGCCATAAATAGAATTCTAACTATGATGGAGATTGCATCTAGTTCTCCTGCTGGTAAGAAAAATCAATTGAATCCAAAAAACCCTGATGTTTTTGATTTGGATTTTTTATATGTTACAGGTAATACAGTTCTGAGTGAACTTATGGACTACAATATTAATATGGAAGTTGCTCAAGTAACTAATATCGATTCTTGGGATGTATATGTTAACAACCAATATTTTGGGACTGATGTTAATCAAATATTAATTAACACAAACGATATTCTTAGAGTTGAGGTTGTTAAGACTGATAACTCAAAAGAAGGTAAGATAGTTTTCTCCAATAAGTTGGTTTAGTCTTCTCCGTAGACATCTTTCTTGTCTTTACATTTTTCTAAAATTAATTGCTCCAAAAACTTATATATTTTAATTCCTTTTTTGTCGCAATATTTTTTAAGTACTTTATGTACATCTTCAGAGATTTTTATGTTTTTAATACCATTATCACCTAGTTTAGACATAAAAGATAAAAAAAGTAGAATTTATTCATACTAAATACAAATAGATTATAAAAAGTAAAGTTTTTTCATCTTAATTAGAATATTTATCAATAAAAATAAATCTTTAATTGAAACCAATAAATAATGGCAACAGTACAAACTAATCAAAAAGTGTTTGTTTCTCCGGGTGTGTATACATCAGAAACAGATTTGTCTTTTGTGGCGCAAAGTGTCGGTGTAACCACACTAGGTTTAGTTGGTGAGACTATCAAGGGTCCTGCTTTCGAACCAATTTTTATAACAAATTATGATGAGTTTCAGGCTTTCTTCGGAGGTACTGAACCAACAAAATTTGTGAATACACAAATCCCAAAGTATGAGGCTGCTTACATAGCAAAATCATATTTACAACAATCTAACCAGTTGTTTGTTACAAGAATTTTGGGATTGTCAGGTTATGATGCGGGACCATCATGGACGATTACTGTTAACTCAAATGTTGAAGGGTCAACTGTTGGGTTATCTACCGTTGTCGGTACTCCATGGTCAGTTACATTCTCAGGAAATTCAGTAACAAATGCACTTAATTTTACAGGAAGTTTTCCTTGGCCAATTTCAGGTAATTTAACAAAACAGTACAGATTATCAGATGGTAGTGTTTCAACAATATACAATGATTTTGTTTCAATTGTTAACGGTTACATGGACACACCAAGTACAAGTGCAACAACCGCATATGTATATGGTTCAGTTCCAAATAGTGAATATACATCTCTTAGTGGTTATTCAAATTTGGTAAATGTGTTCGGAGTAAACTCTTTGAATTTAAGTACTAACGATTTAACATCTACAGATAATACTTCATGGTATTATTCCAACTTCCAAAATTATTCAAATAATAATTATTCAGGTTATTCATTTGATTATGCTGCAAAAATTTTAACCTCAGGAGCAAGTAATACTTTCACAGGAACTTTATCAGGTAATATTTTCACATATTCAGGCACCGCATATTCACAATACAATAATCTTGTAGTTGCAACATTACGTTCAAGAGGTGTTTCTGAATATTACGGTAACTATCATGGCCCTGTTTACCAAGTAACAGGACTGACAGACTTAGAAATGGTTTGTAGTGGTTCTTATTCCGGTGTTAGTGAAAATCCATTCTCTACATTCTTATTATCAGGTGTAACTAAAGACGCTAAAACATTCTCATTTGAGACTTCATTTGGTTCTACAAGTAGTAAATTCATAACTAAAGTTTTAGGTGTTGATAACTTTGGTAAATCAAGACTTGAAGTTCCTGTTTTTGTTGAAGAAGTTTATCCTGTTGAATTGGATTACCTTTACAATAAAGGTTATATTCGTGGATTAAATTGTAATTTGATTGCACTTCCTGAAGCTAGACCTGCTGAAAATAGTACTCCAGCTTCTGATTCAATCGCTTGGAATCTAGAAAAATACCAAACTCCAATTACTCCATACTTAGTTTCCGAATTAAGAGGTAATAAAGTTTACAAGTTATTCAGATTTGTTTCAATATCTGATGGTACAGCAGCAAATACAGAAGTTAAAGTTTCAATTGCTAATATATCTTTTGGTAATGGTACTTTCGATGTACTTGTTAGAAGTTTCTACGACACAGACCAAAATCCTGTTGTTATTGAGAAATTCACTAACTGTACAATGGACCCAGTATCAAATAATTTTGTGGCTAAAAAAATAGGCTCATTCAACGGAGAGTATCCTTTAGTATCAAAATATATAATGGTTGAACTTTCTGAAGAATACCCTGTAGATGCACTTCCTTGTGGATTCTACGGATATACACAAAGAATTTATGAAACAGATACTAATGTTTCTCCAATGCCAATTTATAAAGTTAAGTATGACTATCCTGGTGAAACAATATTCACACCTCCTTTTGGAGTTGGTATTGAGTCAAATGGTGATAATGTTAGAAGAACTTATTTAGGTTTCTCTACAAAAATCCCTGTTGATGAATCATTACTACAATATAAAGGTAAACAAAACCCTGTTGTAGGATTTGATACTGCAGAAACTAGTGAGCCGTGGAATTATCTAACACAAGGTTTCCACATGGACTCAGGTGCTACAGTTGTAACTATCGGTGACTTATATGCTACAAGTGGACAGGCAGCATTTGATTGTGGTGTTGCGGAATTCAGAAATGACCCTGAAAACCAAGAAAACCCATACTACTATATTTACGCGAGAAAATTCACTTTGTGTTTTGCTGGTGGATTCGATGGTTGGGATATCTATAGAGAATTTAGAACAAATGAGGATAGATACAGACTTGGGGCTTCTGGTTATTTAGCCGGAGCTGCTCCATCATCAAGATACCCAACAGCAAGTGGTCAAGGTATGTTCAAGAGAATTGTTGTACAAAATAATACACAAGACTTTGCAAACAGTGACTACTATGCATACTTACTTGGTATCTTAACATTCGCAAACCCTGAATCTACAAACATTAATGTGTTTGCAACATCAAGTATTGATTATGTTAACAACACAGAACTTGTTTCGGAAGCGGTTAATATGATTCAGTTCTCAAGAGCGGATTCAGTTTATATCGCAACAACACCTGACTATCCAATGTATACTCCTGATGGAACAGATACCCAATTGATTATCTATCCACAAGACGCGGTTGATAATTTGGATAATACAGGATTGGATTCTAACTACACCGCAACTTACTACCCTTGGATTCTTACAAGAGATACTGTAAACAATACACAATTATATCTTCCACCAACAGGTGAAGTTTGTAGAAACTTAGCACTTACAGATAACATCGCATTCCCTTGGTTCGCATCAGCGGGTTACACAAGAGGTCTTGTAAACTCTGTTAAGGCAAGATTGAAACTAACTCAAGAAGATAGAGATACTTTGTATCAAGGTAGAATCAACCCAATTGCAACTTTCTCTGATGTAGGAACTGTAATTTGGGGTAACAAAACTCTACAAGTTGCTGATTCCGCACTTAACAGATTGAATGTTAGAAGATTACTACTTCAAGCTCGTAAGTTGATTTCAGCAGTAGCGGTTAGATTATTGTTTGAACAAAACGACCAAATTGTTAGACAACAATTCTTGGATAGTGTTAACCCAATCCTTGATTCAATCAGAAGAGACAGAGGTCTTTATGACTTCAGAGTAACAGTTTCTTCTTCGCCTGAAGATTTGGATAGAAACACACTTACAGGTAGAATCTATCTTAAACCAACGAAAGCTCTTGAGTTCATCGAAATTGAATTCTTCATCACACCAACGGGAGCTTCGTTTGAAAATATCTAATAACAATTTAGATTATAGTAAAACCCCTCCATAGTGAGGGGTTTTTATTTTATTTAATATTTATAAATTATGAAATATGTTATTTCTGAATCAAGATTAGAAAGGGCTATGGAAAAGTTTTTCAATCAATATATAAGTGTTGATGAGTTAAAGTATTATCATCCAGTTGAGGAAACTGATGATGGTGATGAGTATGAAGATACCAACAGAGCAGTATATTATATAGGTGATGTAGAACTCGACGAAAATGAAATTTTTAGGTATTATGAATGTGACTATTTTTATGAGGACGCAAGAGCAGTAAGGGGAAAATGTCCAATTCTCTCATTAGATGATAGGATATCAGATACTTTAAATGGTTTGTTTGATGATTTATGGAAAGAACCATTTAGGAAATGGATTAACGAGTCGGTTAATTTACGTGCCAAAACGATAGAATAACTAATAACGAATATTTATATCATATGGTTTACATTATTAAAGAAGGATTTAGAGATGATACGACCCCAAACATGAAGTATTATGCTTTTGATTGGGATGATAACATTGTTCACATGCCAACAAAAATAGTCCTTAAAACTGAGGATGGTGATGAGATTGGTATGAGTACAGAAGATTTCGCAAAATATAGACACGATTTAGGTAAAAAACCTTTTGAATATGATGGTGAAAAAATTGTCGGTTATGCGGACAATCCGTTTAGAAATTTCAGAACTGAAGGAGACAAACAGTTTCTTATTGACACACTAAAAGCAAAAAAGGGACCAGCTTTCGATGACTTCAAGGAAGCAATAAATAACGGGTCAATATTTTCAATCATCACAGCAAGAGGTCACAATCCTGAAACACTTAAACAAGCGGTGTACAATTATATTATTACAGGTTTCGGAGGTATTGACAAAGACCAACTAATTAAAAATTTAAGAAAGTACAGGTCTTTTGTGGGAGACGATGAAATGTCCGATAGTGAATTAATTAAGACTTATTTGGAGTTGAACAAATATCATCCTGTAACATTTGGTGAAGGTAGTGCTGCTAATCCAGAAGAATTAAAGGTCATGGCTATGGATGATTTTGTGTCATATATAAAAGGTATGGCGGCATTATTAAATAAAAGAGCATATCTAAAAAAAGAATTAGGTAATAAATTTGTTCCTAGTAAACCTATGATTGGATTCTCTGATGATGACCCTAGAAATGTAGAAGTAATGAAGAAGCATTTTGAAGATAAACCAGAAAAACTAGTTAAGACTTATTCTACTGCAACTGGAACTAAAAAAGAAGTATAATACAATATAATTTTCTCCAAAACGAAAGTAAATAGAAATATTTTTAATTGGAGTATATTTATAACATATAAACAGAAAAAATTTAAATTAAAATATTATGGCTGATTTACTAATGAAAATGCCGATACCTTACGAACCTAAACGTCAAAACCGTTTCATCTTGAGGTTTCCTTCAAGTTTGGGTATTAATGAATGGTTTGTAGAAAGTACTGCTAGACCACATATACAAATCGCTGCTACTGAAATTCCGTTTCTTAATACATCAGTATTTGTTGCTGGAAGGTTTAACTGGCAAACACTTAACGTAACATTCAGAGACCCAATTGGTCCTTCCGCATCACAAGCTCTTATGGAGTGGGTTCGTTTACATGCGGAATCTGTAACAGGTCGTATGGGATATGCTGCGGGTTACAAAAAAGATGTGGACTTGGAGATGTTAGACCCAACAGGAGTTGTTGTGGAAAAGTGGATTCTGTACGGAACATTCCTAACAGACGTAAATTTCAACGCTCTTGCGTATAATCAAGATGCTTTAGCAACTATTACGGCTACGATGAGAATGGACCGTTGTGTATTAGTTTACTAATATTATTTATTAAAAATAAATTCTTAATATATTTAACCCTAAAGACATAAACTTTTAGGGTTAATTTTTTTATATGGATGAACAAACAAGACAATACGCACAAGAAAATCTTACACTTCCTCATGATGTGGTACCATTACCGTCTGAAGGTGTGTTTTATAGGAATAAGAAAAAGTCACTTAAGGTTGGTTATTTAACTGCCGCAGATGAGAATATATTAATGGCGGGTGGAGATGATATTGCGGTTAACTTACTTAGGGCAAAGATTTATGAACCAGATATGCGTGTAGATGATTTATTGGAAGGAGATGTTGAAGCAATTCTCATCTTCTTAAGAAATACTTCATTTGGACCTGAAATGAATTTAAATCTCACAGACCCAAAGACATCTAAACAATTTAGAGCGAGTGTAATGTTAGACCAATTGGCAATTAAAAAAGGGCAAGAACCAAATGCCGACGGAACATTTACTGTCATACTACCAAAAAGTAGTACAACTGTAAAGTTGAAGTTACTCACTTACGGAGAAATAAGAGATATTAATAAGACTTTGGACAATTATCCACAAGGAAGAGTTGCACCAACAGTAACCATGAAACTTCAAAGACAAATTGTTGAAGCTAATGGTATTACTGATAAAGGTGAAATCGCAAAATTTATTGAGCAATTACCAATTGCGGATTCCAAATTTATCAAAGAATTTTTATTAGAGAATGAACCAAGACTTGATATGTCTAAAGTAGTAATCACCCCATCAGGAGAAAAACTAACAGTGAATGTTGGTTTTGGGGTTGACTTTTTTCGCCCTTTCTTCTGATTATAGAAAAGGACAACTTGATGAGTTTTACTATTTGGCGACTTTATTGAAAGTAGGGTGGAACGAATTTACTGAAATGCCACTTTTTGTAAGAAAATATTTGTTGGATAAGTGGTATGAAGATAATAAGAAGGACTGAAAAACAGTCCTTCTTGTATTTATTAACATATTATGGCAGATACAAAACCAAATTTTAGTGACCCTACCGGATTAAGCCAAGGTTTAGCAGAGGCAACTGCACAACTTAAAATCACCTCAGAGAAGTTTTCAGTTGCTTTCTTAAATATGGAAGGAGGGGCATTGGCTCTTAACAAACAATTTGGTCAAGGTAGACAAAGAATTACAGAATTAAAATTAGCGGTTGCAGATGCAACACCAGTTGTTGATAGATTGGGAGGAACACTTAGTGACGCAGTTGAAACAACTAGAGAGATATCGGAGGCAACTAGAAGAAATGTTGTTGCTTCTACAGAAGATATATCTAAGTTATATGCTGCTGGACAAATCTTAGGTAAAGGAGTCAAAGAGATTGTTGAGAATTTTCAAGATGTTGGAGTTCAATTCTCACAAATAGGAACTCAGCTAGAAGACTCTATAGATTATATCCAAAGTGTAGGTGTTAATGCCGGCCAAGTTATGGGGAAAGTTATGGAAAATATGAGCCAAATGAATAGGTTCAATTTCCAAGACGGAGTGCAAGGTTTGACAAGAATGGCAACACAAGCCACTTTGTTGAAGTTTGATATGGGACAGGTATTCACTTTGGCGGACAAAGCGATGGACCCACAAGGGGCTATTGAATTATCATCGGCGTTCCAAAGATTAGGATTGGCCGCGGGAGGGCTAACAGACCCATTTGAATTGATGTATAAGTCATTGAATGACCCTGAAGGATTACAAGATAGTCTTGTGGAGATGACAAAACAATTTACATTTTTTGATGAAAAAACAAAATCATTCAAAATAAATCCTGCCGGAATGCTTCAGCTTAGAGAACTTCAAGCTCAAACGGGTATTAATGCCGCAGAAATGTCTAAATTGGCATTAAACACTGCGGATTTGGATAGAAAACTTTCCATGTTAAAACCTTCTTTGAAATTTGAAAATGAGGAAGATAAGATGTATTTGGCAAATATTGCCAAAATGGATAAGAGTGGAGAATATACAGTTAAGTATGTTGATGATGCTGGACAAGAACACCAAGAAAAATTAGAAAATTTAACACAAGACCAGTTAGACTTTTTAATTCAACAGGAAAAAGACAAACCAAAAGACTTAGAAGAAATACAAAGAAGTCAATTATTTAATATTGAAATAATAAGTGGTGACCTTAGAGCGGTTAGAGATAAAGTTGTTTACGGAACAATTTCAGCACCTAAAGTTAGTCTTTTGGCTGAAGACTTAGGAACAATAACTAAAATTGCAACTGACTCATTAAACAATTCAGTTAGTCAAAAAAATGTCAGGTCAACTGTAGATAATAGCATTGGTGATATAAAAAATATTATTGCTAAAATGGCTAAAGGGGAAAAAACTGATTTTGACTTTGAAAAATTAATGGAAAAAACTAAAGGGGCTTTTGACATAGACAAACTTAAAGAAAAAGTTACCGCCCAAGTGGGACAAATAAAAGACAAAATACCTCAAAAAGTAAAAAATAGATATGATTTGGGTAATGTGGATTTATCCAAAATGATGGAAAAAATGTATAATTGGTTTGATACTCGTGGAAATAAAGAGTATCCTACCGAGGACTTTCCAGCTTATTATAAACCAAGTAATGGCGGTATTCCATATAACACAGAATCTTTTCCACAATACGATAAGAAAAAAGGGAAAGGAATAAATTATCCAACTGAAGAATTTCCGTCGTATGATTTTTCAGGTAAGAAAGGACTTAGTGTAACAAAAATTGATGCTGATTCTATTAATGTTGGGGATAAAGGACTTGCGGAATTATTACAATCTATGGCGAGTAAACAAAATGCCATGACTCCTAATAATGGAGATTTTAGTGTTAAAAAAATTGATTTAGGTGAAAAAGGACTTAGCGTAACAAAAATTGATGCTGATTCTATTAATGTTGGAGATAAAGGACTTGCGGAATTATTACAATCTATGGTGAGTAAACAAAATACCATGACCCCTAATAATGGAGATTTTAGTGTTAAAAAAATTGATACCGCAACAATTAATGTTGGAGATAAAGGATTAACTGAATTATTTCAGTCTGTCGCAAACAAACAAATTTCAGTAACACCTGAGAGTATTGCTAAACCTGTTAGTAATGTCCCACAACAACAACTACCAACAACACAAACCCCTTACGCCGTTAATGCAACTCACAAACATGTTTTTGAAGGTTCTATCACATGGAAGATAGATGCACCACCTGAATTAGATACAAAGAGATTTTATGCAATGATAGAGAAACAAGAATTCAAAAATACTTTTACTAAGATTGTTATTGATAAGTTCAAAGAAACAGAACAAACATCTTTATCACAATACGCATAAAAATTCTAAAGAATCTATTTATATTAAAAGAAATAAATGGGTAGCCCATTAATTGTAAGTTCCGAAGTATTCAGGAAAAAAATTATTGTTAAGAACTTGGTACCTTATGTCAAGTCTCCTAGCAAAATTACGCCACCCATTAATTATGATACAATTTTATCTGATTATTCGGTTACAGATTCACCTGATGTATTGATAGATGAACCGAGATACGCAAAAAATCTTTATAAAAATAATCAGTATGGTGCGGAAGGTGGGTATAAACAAGTTCCCGACCCAACGGCATTACTTAATAGTAAGTCTAATGAAGGTGAGTATGGGTATCAAGACGCTAATATCGTAGATGAAGGGTATGCTGCAACACAAAAATGGAGACCTCTTAATGCATATGCGGCAAGTAATAACTTAGACGCTGCAGATGTTATTGCATCTTTAGAAATTTTACAAGTTAACAACGGAAGGACTCCAAACGGACAAGCTTATCCAACAACATTTAATCCATCAACATATTCACCCGTATCAATACTATTGTCGCCAGACCCAACAGGAAGTAATGGGTTATTAAGTCAAGACTCTTATATTGCGCGTTTAGGTGCTAAATTATTAAAAAAAGAATTTGAAGCGAGGATTGGTAGAGAAATTATCAGGAATACTGTTGGAAGGGCAAATATTTTTAATGTTAGGTCCGGAACAGATGTTTTAAATTTAGTTACAGGTAGAGTACCTTTAATAGAACCAAACTATACTATTACAATTCCCGCAAATCCAATAATAGCGGCAACTGATTTTGCATTAAAATTGGCTGGGTCAACAATACCTGTATCAACAATACCTGGTTCATATTTCGACCCAAGTATTAATCCAGGTCAACCAACGACAATACAACAACTTAATAATGCATTTAGAAAAAGCGCGGTTGGTAAATTTGTTACAAAATTACTTGGAGGTACCAAAACAGGTTCAGAATTATTTTTGAATAACACTGGTGGTGGGCAAAAATCTAGATTATTTGGTAATTTAAACTATAATAAGTATAAACCAGGTTATGACAGAACTATTTTTGACAGACTTGGTGGGGCACTTGTAGGTACAAATACAGAAAACAGTAACTATTATATAGGGTCGACAACATCAGAACCGTCAAGAGTTTTTTCACCTAGTGGTTCTTTACCTAATAATAGTTTTGGACAAGAACTACAATCACCAGTATTTGGTCCATCTGAACTAGCACAGTTATATGAAGGACCAAGTAAAGAAATTAAATTAGGTGCTAATGGTGTCGCTTATGTTAATGGTGGAGGAATTGAAGGGGGACTAACATGGATATCTACTGGCACGGAATCAAACGCGGGAAAGAAAGTAACACCTGGAGGAGGAACTAGCTCTACTGAAGCAATACAAGTATTACCTTCATTTGGAAGCACAATCTCAACGGATAATACATTTAAAGACGGGTCAATATTAGACCAAACCCAAAGGTTAATAGATAGTGCTGGAAAATCAGGAGGAAAGAAATTACAACATGTTGGTAATGCAATAGACCAAGTAAGTAAAGTATTCAACGATGGATATAAAGAAATTACCAAAGGTTCTAAAGTTATTAGATATGCGGGTAGTATTGGACAAGAAGTTGGAGCTGAGTACTGTAGAGTGTTTAGTAAAGACTTACCATACTTACAATATAAAGATCGGAAG